TATTTACCTTCGCGGCAATCGAATATCAAAATGCGATTGCAGAGCAGAAAGCAGCGGAAGAGCGCGTGGAAGAAGCGCGGAAAAAACTGCTAGAGATTTGCACGGAAAACACAAAAGGCGCTGGCATTACTGTGTATCAGACTGAAAGGAAAGGCGCGGTTGACTACAAAAAAATACCGCAACTGGAAGGCGTTGATTTGGAGCAGTATCGCAAGAAATCTACGCAGGTTTGGACGATAAAAGCCGGCGAGTCCGCTTGACCGCGCAGCGTCGCGCCTTCACCGAGTAGTTAGGTTTCAGGAGTTGATAATTATGATGGTTGAGGTTGATTTGCAAGCGATTACTGGTGAGGGCGTTTTGCTGCCTAGATTCACCGTTGAGATAACCGGAGAATTGCTGATGAAAATAGGTCGGCTGCTTGCGATGCAGAAAGGATTGGTTCCTAGTGAAGCCTGCGATGTTATGCCTGTCGCCCTGAAGTTTGTTCATGGTGAAACCTAACGAAAAGCTAAGTGGCGGCGCGTTAGCGCCGTCCAAGGAGGAACAAAGTGACAACTGAGCTTGAGCGCCTTGTTATACGCCCTAATATTGAGATGTTTTCTGTTAAGCAATATAACGATGTTTGTATTGCGAAAGGAAACGGATTTGATGGGCAAGAACTTGGGGAAATTCGTGAAGATGCAGAGGCGTTTATAGGTTTTGTGAACCGCTGCATATCGAAAGCAAAGCTGTATGACGAGATAGTAATGTGCGTTGGAGTGAAATGGAAAGATGAAATGCGCTACGAAACTGCAAAGCGTTATATTCTTGAGCGCGAAAACCAATATAGAGAAGCCGCAGCGGCGCAATCAGAACCTTCTTTTCATGGGCGCGGCTCTGATGACGCATAACGCCTGAGCTATGGCCGCTGGCGCAGCCAGTCGCGCCATGAGCGATTTGTTATGCACAAGCACTACATATAATACTTAAACGAGGTGAATAAGCATGTTAAGCAAAGAAATCTGTGAAAAAATCTGGCACTGCCACCGAGAAATTGAGACTGGCGAAAAGCTGCTGGTCGATATTAGAGAAGCATTTGAAAAGAATAAGCATGAGCCTCACGCGCAAGCTCTAAAAGACGCATTCGGGCGATGCCAGAATATGCAGCTTGGAGTGCCTAGCGGCGAGAATTCGCACCGTATTTTTCAAGTGTCTTATGATTTGGCTGAACCGATTATCCGCACTCACATTGCAAACAAACGGGCAGAACTTGCTAAGTTGAATGAGGTGGCACAGCTTGAGATTGCTGGTGTATAACGAAAAGCTAAGTGGCGGCGCGTTAGCGCCGTCCAAGTGAGCAAAGCGAACGACTTGAGCGCCTTGTTAGGTGCAGGAGATGGGAATGAACAGTGTTTTTGTTTGGACATTTGGTGATGTTGTAGGTCTTTTTGTTTGCGGAATAATCGTGTTTTTTGTTGCTGTGCAATCTTTATCCCAGTGGGTTAAGCAATCACGGTGTAAGCACGACGGCGGCATACATGAAACAACGGCGTGCGACGCTATATGCAACAAATGCGGAAAAAATCTAGGCTTCATTGGAAGCTGGCGCAAGAAAGGTACCTAACATTGGAGCTAAGGGGAGAGCGAAATGAACGAAGCGAATGAAGCGAGTCCAGTGGGTGAAACGAACGGCCTTGATGGCCTTGTTATAAACCAGAGGTTCCTATGAAAAAGACGGCTTTATTTGTTATCCGAATGACGTTAAATGCCGCACTTCTATATGGCGTTTACACAGAAACTGGGGCGATTACAACACTAGCGATATGTCTGACGCTGGTTTTTTCTGAGCTTGTTGCTGGGCACATAAAAAAGGCAAACGAAGTGATGCGCTCGCTTGCTGGTTTATAACACCGGAATTAACGCGAGAGCGTAGCGAGTCGCGTTCAATGACTTGTTATGCACCAAAACACTAACCTGAGAGGTAAATAAAAATGCCGCAAAGATATGTTGTTACATGTAAAGACCTTGGCCACCAGAGCATTCATGATGGAAGAGTGTTTGCGGCGACTGACTACAGTGACGCAGCCACCCAGTGGGCGCGTGATGAAGATGCCCGCAGTGCTGACTACTGGATTGTCGGAGGCGAGCACGCACATGTGATGGTGACTCCAATAGATGGCGAGTTCAACCAAGTCGGCGATGCGAAGGACATGATTGTTTATGGTGAGAGCGTGCCTGTTTACACTGCGCGCTTGGTAGTTGGTGCATAACGCAGAGCTAAGGGGCGGCGTAGCCGTCCGGTTGAGCGAAGTGTTAGGCTTTATGCTGGCAAAACGAGAGGACTGACGATGGAAACCGAAACGATAGACAGACTCTTTCTTGAGCTTTCGCAGGTGACGCAGGCCACAACAGCAAAGGAGTTGGCAATGCGCGCTGCGCTGGCCGACATGCTGGCTGGCTGGCGCTACATCAGGCAGTCGCACGGCGACCTGTACGGCGTGGGCTGGGATCGAGCGCAGGAGAAGGCGGAGAAGGCGCTGGGCTTGCTGCCTGGACAAGAACTGCCGCCCGAATGGTTTGAAACCTAACACCTGAGCTATGGGGCAGACGCGAAGCGGTTGTCCAGTGACGAACACAGTGAGGAACGACCATGAGCGAATTGTTATGCGTACTTGATATGCACTACTGCCACGGCGATGACGGTAGGGCTTACTATGTAAAAGGCCATGTGCCAATTGATGATTTCATGGCTGACCTTGTGAAGCAGGTTGATGCTGACGATGACATTCTCAATCAGGAAATTACACATTGTTGGATGCGTGTATGCCGTGATTTTGAAGAAGGGAATTCTATTTTATGTGAAGCTGAACCTAATAGTCGCGGAGCGTTTCGCGCTACATGGGTTCAGGACGCATAACCTTGCCATAAGCGGCTACTCAGCGTTGTTATGCAACATAGGAGGATATATGGCTGATATTACGATGTGTAGAAACGATTTGTGCCCAATGCAATCCTGCTGCTACAGACAAACAGCAATTCGTTCCGAGATGCAATATATGGCAAACTTTGGATACAAAACGGACGGAAAAACTGGCGCTTTTTCATGCGATAACTTCTGGCGCGATGAATCAAAGCCTATGCCGGAAGGCTATTTACATGGTGCATAACACCGGCAAAAATTAGACAACATTTAGACGAAAATCAGGAGAGTGAGCATGAGTAATAGAGGCGTGAATAAGGCAATTTTATTGGGCAACATTGGGAATGAGCCGTTAGTGGCAGTTGTCGCCACTGGAGCTACAGTTGTTAATTTTTCTGTTGCAACCAGTGAAAGCTGGAAAGACAAAAATGGAGAGAAGCAGGAAAAGACAGAGTGGCACTATATTTCTGCTTTCGGAAAGTTAGCGGATGCTGTGCGTCCATTGCTTGCTAAAGGCTCTCAGGTGTATATCGAAGGGAAAATACAAACCAACAAGTACAAAGACAAGGATGGTGTAGAAAAATACAAGACGCAAATAAGTGCAGACAAGATTCAGGTTTTGTCTGGATTCAAAAAATCAGAATACGACCCGCTGAAAGATAGCGACAACCACGCAGACCCTTTTAGCGACGACATTCCGTTTTGATGCAAAAAACTAAAAAGGCGACCAAAATGAAAACAAAAATATCGCAATGCCAAGCAGTTTTGAATTACATGAAGGCGAACGGTGGCATCACTACCCTAGACGCGAGGGATATTGGCGTTCTATCACTATCGCGCCGTATATGCGATTTGGCTGAAAAAGGGAATATCATATCCAAGGAGCGTGTTATCGTGCAGAGCAAGCGATGTGGGCGTGTTAAAATAGTGCTGTATATTTTGGTGAAGGAGAGAAAAAAATGAGCAAGTTGGATGGGGTAAATCCAAAGCTGGTTGCTATTGTCGAGCAGGCGCACAAGGAGTCGAAAATCGCATTCAGGGTTACAGAGGGGCTTCGCACTATTGAGCGGCAAAAGCAGTTGCTCAAAGAGGGAAAAACAAAAACCATGAACAGCAAGCACTTAGCTGGAACGGCGGTGGATATTGTTGCGATGATTGATAATCATGCAAGCTGGTCTATTCACTGGTATGTAGAGATTGCGAAAGTGTTTGCCGAGGTATCCAAGGAGCTTGAAACGCCTGTACGATGGGGCGGATGTTGGAAAATCATCACACCAAACATGGATTTGGGAAAAGAGATGGACGGGTATGTGTCGCAGTGTCGGGCGGCAGGAAGAAAGCCGTTGGTGGATGCTGTGCATTTTGAGCTGGCGGGCGTTTAGTGATGTGTGACGACGATATGCTCAAGAGCATTCTTGGGGCGATCATGATTGCCGTACTCATTATTGGGTTTGGCTATTTAACGGGATGGGCGGCGTGAAAGAGTCGGCTGTAGATGCGCCTTCCGAGCGCGTGTCGTATCTTGAAGAGGCGGCTACGGAGCTGGAGCTGTACGGCATTACAGTGCAGGACGCGCCGATTAGCGCGTTTAGCGTTGTGGATTATGGTTTACATGACGGCAACGGAAAGCCTTATCCGCTCAAGGGTTGGTCATATCTCATAAAAGATCGAGAAGGGCGCACAAGTAAAAAGCAGGTTTCAACAAAAATCTGCAACTATCCAGACTGCCCGCTGTACCAGAAGGACAAAACGGAGTGGATTGATCGTCCTGATCGCATTGGTAGCGGCTATGTCTACTACGCGACAACACGAAAAAAAATAACAGAGGCTAATCATGTTGTATTGCATAGCGATATTGCTAGTGCTGTTTTGTGTGGCAAGACGCTACAGGCGGCGAGTGCAGCTTTTGCTGGCTTTTATGGTTGGGATGTATCTGGGCAGCTTATTCCAGAGCTTGCTAGTCTGATACATGCGCTAAAGCCAGAATGCAGGATTGTCGTGTGTTTTGGCAGCGAGTTATCGACCAACAGCGCGGCACAGTTATCAGCAGGAAGGTTAAAGGCGTGTATATCGGCATTGCGCCCTGATGTGTCTGTTGTGTTTGCGGCTATGCCAACTGGCGCAGCACACAAGACATGGGCTGACTGGTATATCGAGTGCGGCACACCCGAGCTTTGGGTAAATGCGTTGGCGGATGTAGGTGTCGTTGTTGACGAGGTAATCCCGCTGCATTGGCTGGTGGAGAAGTACGGGGTTAGTGTTTGCGAGATAAACAAAGAAACGCAATTAGAACAATCGCTGGACAACTACATGCGGCTGTTTCGGCATCCGAGATGGTTAAATATCTGGCAGGATACTGACGGTACGCTGTACCAGAATGACAGACTGATCGGCTCGCCAAGCTCACTAGCAAACGAAGCTCAGGTCTGGCTGGAGCGGTCGGTATGTCAGGGCTATGCAGGCAGGGTGCGGCGCAATGTGCTGGTGACGGCTGTAGACGAGTATGCCCGCTCGTGCAAGCGGGATAGCTTGGTGTTGCAGTTGCTCAAACAGAAAACAGAGCCAGTGAGCTTGGAGGCAGCTAAGGAAGCAGCACACAGGCTCATTACTAGCGGGCTTAGAGTTGTTGCGCCCATGACGCAAGAACAAACCGTAGAGACTGTTCTGCGCTGTTTCAGAGACATGGTTGCGCGTTGGGGCTGCGATAGGGATGTGGACAGCCAGTGGATTTGGGCGCTGGTGGGCAAGTCTGGGTGTGGTAAATCGACCTTTCCCACAAGATTGCTAGGTGGCTTAAAAAAACTTGGTTATGCCAAGCCTATCGTGGCTCAAATGGAAAAGAACGGAACTAGAGCCAGCAACGCGGAGTATATACGGTTATCACGCAGCAGTTTGGTGTGCGTGATGGATGATTACAATACACTGTCAGAGCCGATGGCGAAGCGTATTGAGAACGAACTGTACCAGCTTACTACGGCAAGGGAAGTGATTGTCAGGGACTTGTACGACAAGTCTGTTAGCAGTCACATGCTGCATAGCGTTTACTTTCTCACAACCACGGACACCAACAAAGCCTTCCTGAAAAGCGATGCTGGCAGTGGTGAGCGGCGCTTTATCACAATGGAGGTGGAAGGTCATGTGGAGATGGATGGCAGGTTGGTTGGCGACCATGATGTTATCGAGCATTGCGGCATAGTATTGATGCGATGGGCGGCTCACGGCGGCACTGTGGATGGCTCGGCAACGGAATACAGTGAGCGGCACACTGGTAACTACCTGTCTGTTAATCATGGGTTAGAAGCAGACCTGAATGCAGCCATCGAAAACATGACAGATGACGCGCTGCTAGAGGCTATGCAGCGATGCTACAGACAAACCACACAGGACTATCGCTTTACAGTGACGGCGTTCTGCGAGTTGTTAAACATGCGTCCAATTAGCCAATCGGAAAAGCGCACCATAAAAACATGGCTGTCTCCCTTGGTTTCCAAAATAGAAAAAACCAGTCGCGTAAATGATTGGATTTCTTCCTCCCCCCTTGGCGGCGTTCTTGTTGTAGAAAAAAACAAGCTGCCAGCATTCGTTAAAAAAATCCTCGCTTCCCATTTTTGAACCAACATGGAACAAACTCAAAATAATTTTCAATTATTGAGATTTTCGTGGAACATTTAGGATTTTCCGTGAAACCAAAAACGCTTTTTGGCTAATTTCCTCAGAAGGGGAGGGCGGCTAGGCGCATTGTTCCACGGCATTGTTCCACGGCATCACTGGTTAAATATACAGCGCGGAACCTTGGCGGATTACCAGAAAAAACCACTGTATAAAACAACAGATTGCAAATAAATATATTTTGTGCTATCGCACCCGTGCGCGTTAAATATAAGAACAGAAGGATACTGTATGAATTACCAGTAAAATAATTTCACAAAATACTTGCAAATATAAAATAGCTATATAATATGGCAACTGCACCAACACACACAGAGGACAAAAACCATGAACACAATCACCGCAATGCAACTAGTAGCACTAGCTACGCACGCTGCTAAAAATGATGTGCGTTATTACCTAAACGGTTTGCGGATACACCGCAACCATCTAGTAGCGACCGATGGACACAGACTTACCGCTTACCCGCACGACTTTGACCTGCCAGCTCTGGAAGATGACGCAGAGGGATACCTAATACCTTGGGATATTATAAAAAATATAGATAAAAAGCAGGAATCTTTCAGCATAACTCCAGATGGAGTTTTTACATGCGGGCACATGAAGGTTCAGTTAGAGAAAACTAGCAGGCTAGATTATCTGAGAGTATTCGGCAATGGTGTTTTACCGTCTTATGACTACGATGGCGAGATAATCCTGCTTAATGCTCAATATCTACTCGATGCGGGCAAGCTGGCAGCGCAATTCTCCGACAATAGAATATGCTCGAACCGGCTAAAAAGTGGCATGGTTGAGGCGCGCTCGGCAGAGGGTAGCTCGGTCTCCGTAGTGTTGACGCGCTCGCCATTATTCATTTGCATCATGCCCTTCAAATCATCAGACCAATAAATAGTGAGGATAACCCCATGTATACAATAAGAGAAGCGGTAAAAAACTGGCTAAATGATTATGAGCCTTCCGAGCGCGAATCGGCGCTAGAAGACCTGCTCGCCCATGGATGTGCGTCGGGCATAGTAGGTGAGTTGATTTATTACTCAGATACTACTGCTTTTTTCGAGCAGCACTGCAAAGAAATCAGCACGCTGCTGGCAGAAATGCTAGACAACACTGGCTACACCAGCCCAGCCGAGTTGTTTGGTGACAAGTGGGATGCAGAAGACCCGCTTGCACTTGGCACACTAAACCAAAACACACTAGCTTGGTTTGGTTTTGAGGAATCCGCCCGCAGACTGCAAACAGAGGATTAAGACAATGTACACACTAAACATATATCAAGATACAGACGCAGACAGTCCTCGCGAGTGGGACAACTTAGGCACGATGTATTGCGATCATCGTCGCTACTCGCTAGGGGACAAGAAAGCGGAGGATATTAGAACAGAGGAAAACGGTTTTCCGAGACAAGGATTCACTATTCTCCCGCTTTATCTGTACGATCATGGGGGCATAACAATAAGCACCGGCGCATTTAATTGTCCTTGGGATAGTGGGCAAGTCGGCTATATATATCTATCGGATGAAGACGCACGCAGGGAGTTTGGCTGGAAGTGTATAACCGCAAAAAGGCGCGAGTATCTGCGCGAATTACTGCGCAACGAAGTGGATACATACGATAATTACTTGCGGGGCGCTGTATACAGTTTTGAATTACTCGATGAAGATGGTGAGTGGATAGATTCATGTTCTGGCTTTTACGGTGACGATCCTGAAAGCAACGGAATGGCAGACCACCTGCCGGTTCCATTGACCGAGTGCGAAGTTAACTTTAAGTAACAAAGAGGAAAAAAACCATGAAAATAACAAAAGAAATCAGTTTATTCCACTTCACCCCATGGAGCGGCGCGATAAGCACATACAACCTAATAGTTGAGGCGGGCAAAGGGGGCGAGTTTGAGTCGCTTATAGAGGATTTATACCCAGAAGGTATAAGCGAGACGGAGCTAAACGACATGCTTTGGTTCGATAGTGACTGGCTTCTTGAGAGTCTAGGCATTGCCGAAGAAGACGAAGACGAAGACGACGAAGACGAAGACGACGATGAAGGTGGTGAGGAATGATTATCCACAAATGGCGGGAGGTATCTCAATGGATATTCTAGTATTGGCTCTATTCCTATCTGCACCATTTTTTTTCGCACTGTCTGGGTTGTTTGCGGTTTTCTTAGTTGGGGCAATAGCAGAGCTGGCTATATTCCGACGAACAAAGCCCAAACCGCTAAACCCAAACCAAACCTACCAACCCCGCACATAGCGGGGTTTTTTTTGGCTAAACAAACCCGCTACAGTCAGACTACACGGCGCAAGCCGCTGAATTACAACAACAAAAGGCGCAATCTGTAGCAATATCAACACAAAAAATAATTACCCTGTGGAATGGATACTGTATATACCGTATATACCGCATATACATAAAGCAAGTTTTGTAGGCACTACATTTTGCTACAGTTTTAGCACTTTCCTTTTTATTTTCAATTACTTAATGCGTGTAGCTTGTTTGTAGCAAGTTTGCTCTTTGGCACATCTGAACGACTCTAAATGCGTTTGTGTGCGCCCATCCTGTCAATTCATCCGCTTCCAGATGATAGGGCAACCGCTCTACTGTATGGATATACAGTGCTTCGCATAATCGAGCCAATATCGCCAACGACAAACAAAAAAGCACAGTCTAGGCATAATTTACGGCGTTTAATCGCTCTGTATGGCGCTACAAGGTGCGATATAGGCATTGGCAATAGGGTAGCATAGGGTATGCACTGCAAGCGATTACAGAGCGTTACATTCGCCCACTTCGCATAACACACATTATGTTAAATTGTTATTGTTCCACGGGCATGGTTCCACAAGGGCTTGCAGGTAAGTGAGCACTTACTAGGGGGGTGGCATGGGGGCATGGGGGCATAGGGAGGAACACCCCCCCCCACCCCGCCTAGCCCTACCCCCATCCATAGAATGTGTATTTTCCATTCGGTATCCCTGTGTTATTGTGCTTGTAGTTGTTTTTGGGGGAACTGGTTATGGATTTTGAAGAGGCGTTGGGCAATCAGTTGACGGAGCGGCAGCGATTGCGTGATGGGAATGTTGAGCGGGTGTTTAGCAGGAAACAGATCGAGCAGGCGTTTTTGGAGAGTTTTGAGTTGGTTGGTGGTATCCCTAGATTGGCGACATGGGCAAATAAGCCGGAGAACTATGGACAGTTTTTGAAGTTGTTGGTGACGATGGCTCCAAAGGAGAAGTTGGAGGTTGCGGCTGGGAATGTTATTGAGTATCGTAGCAATATACCTTCTACTGGTCGTATTGAAGGTTTGTCTAGCGGGTCTGACATTATTGAGGTGAATTGACATGGGTGCGATGGATACGATTTTGGGTTATCTGCGTGAGCGGAATGCGGCTAAGGCTGCTGAGGCTCCGGCTGAGGCTCCTGTTGTTGGTGCGGATGTGGAGCCTTTGGATGTGACTGAGGCGGCTGACGAGTTAGGCATTCCGACAGCCATTGATATAATCACGAAGGAGCGTTACAAGAATTACATTAAACTGGAAGGCGCTCTGTCTTTTGAGGATTGGGTGAAGGCCGGCAAGCCTCGCTCGCCAGAAGAAGAGGGGCGCTGAGAGTCTCGATGTGGAGCCGACTGTTGTACAGAGCCGTTATGTGCCTCGTGAGCAAATGTATGCGTTTCACGGTCGCACTGAGCGGTTTTCTGTACTGGTTCTGCATAGGCGCTTTGGGAAAACTGTCGCCTGTGTCAATGACCTGATCGAAAGGGCATTACAGAATAAGAGAGCCTTCCCACAGCCCATGTACGGATATATTGCGCCGTACTACGCACAGGCTAAACATGTGGCATGGCAGTACCTCAAGTGGTACACGGAAGGGATTGCCGAGAAGGTGATGGAGTCTGAGTTAAGTGTTGTGTTGCTTAACGGGGCAAAGATTCGTTTGTTTGGTGCTGATAACCCTGATTCGATTCGGGGCGGTTATTTTGATGGGTGTGTTATTGATGAATATGGAGATATTGCGCCTCGGATGTTTGACGAGGTGGTGCTACCAATGCTGGCTGACTACAAGGGCTGGTGTGTGTTTATTGGAACGCCTAAAGGTCGCAATCACTTTGCGGATAGATGGGAGGCTGCGAAAGACAATAGCAACTGGTTTTCTATCCGGCTGACCGCCTACGAAACAGGTGTTATTGATGACGAAGAGCTTAGGCTGATTCGAGAAACTTCTGACGAGTCTACCTTCGCCCAAGAAATGCTTTGCAGTTTCGAGGCTGCGAATAAGGGCAGCTACTACGGGAAGCTGTTGAATGACCTAGAGCAAGATGGACATTTTGGCTCACACCCCTACGATACAGATAGAGATGTATTCACTGCATGGGATATAGGTTACTCCGATGATACCTCAGTGTGGTTTTACCAGTCGGATGGCAAGCATATTCGCGTGATAGATTTCATGTCGGTGTCGGGCTATTCGGTCGATGATGTGTTGTCTGCCCTAAGAGACAAGCCCTATGCCTATGGGGTGATGCACCTACCCCATGATGCCAAGAACAAGTCCTTCCAAACAGGGAAAAGTGTCCGAGAGCTTATGATGGCGGCTGGCTGTAAAACGCAGATTGTGCCATCTCTGAGCATTCAGGACGGCATTCAGGCGGTTAGAGCGACACTGCCCAAGGTGTTCTTCAATACAGCCTGTGAGCGCGTGAAAGAAGGCGTAGCTGCTTTGCGCTCGTACCAGCGAGAATGGGATGACAGGCGCAAAATGTTTCGCGATACCCCGAAACACGACTGGTCAAGTAACCCCGCCGATGCGTTTCGTATGCTTTCATTGGCGTGTAACCCCAAAAAAATGGATAGCGGTCAGATACGGCGGTATGTTTCTGGCGATAGTGACACCAATAATGTGATAACCCTAGAATCGCTCTATAATGCCAGAGCGAACACGCGCTCTAATGCGAGGATTTGATAATGGCTAAGGCTAAATCGTTGTGGGACACCCGTATAGAGCGGGCGGAGAAGTTTTTTTCTACGGCTAGAGAGCATGGGCAGCGCGTTTATGCTCGCTATGCCGACGAAAGAAGCTCTGAAAACTCTTCGGGCGTGTATGGTGCAAGAGCCAACCTGTTTTACTCGAATGTCAATACAATTAAAGAGTCCCTGTTTAACTCCATGCCAGAAGTGGATGTATCCAAACTCCATAAAGGCGATTTTGACGACGATATTAGCCGCGTGGCAGCCCTAATTCTGCAAAGAGCCATCACTTATGAGGTGAAATGCTCCGATGTGTTCAAAGAGAGCGTGAAATCCGCCATTCTTGATCGTTTGGTCGCAGGAATCGGTGTTTCATGGGTGACTTTTTCCGCCGATGTGACCGAAGCCAAAGACACAGAGCAAGACGAAGTAACAGACGCGCCCATCGTAGACCCGCAATCCGCCAAAGTGAGCATGGAGACAGTCTATTGGGAGGATTTTATCTATGAGCCAGCAAGGACTTGGAGTGGAGTCTCTTGGGCTGGCAGAAGGCTTCTTTTAACACGCGAACAGATTGCTACCCGATGGGGCGAAGGCGCTGTTGACGAATTGAGCATGGTTAAAGAGCGCGAAAGCCGCAATTCGCCCAAACAACTCATAGATAACAAGCTGTCCGTTTATGAGATTTGGGACAAGGTATCACGGAAGATTTATTTTATCGGCAAGGGCGCTCACGAGCCGCTTTCTGTTGAAGATGACCCATACGGTCTAGTTGGTTTCTTTCCATTCCCTGAGCCACTGATCGCCAGCCCTACCACGGTCGCCTACCTGCCTATCTCAGACTACCATGTAGCCCAAGATCAGTATATCGAGCTGGATAACCTCTATGCCAGAATGACGGCGCTAACCAAGGCTATGAGGGTTTCTGGCGTGTACGCCTCCGATGCCCCTGAAATCGCCAAAATGCTGACCAATCAGGAAAATCAGCTTATCCCTGTGGATAATTGGGCGATGTTCGCAGAAAAAGGCGGCATGAAGGGCATGATCGACTGGTTCCCATTGGAGCAAGTCGCTAATGTGCTGTCTCAGATTCAGCAACAGTACGAGTTTACCAAAGCATTGCTGTTTGAGATCACTGGTATGAGCGACATTATGCGCGGCGCTTCCAACCAGTACGAAACAGCCGAGGCGCAACAGATCAAAGCGCAATTCGCCAGCGTTCGCATGAATGGCTATCAACGCGATGTTGCTAACTTCGTTAGTGATATTTTGGGCATTATTGCCCAAATGGTTGTGAAGCTGTACGACCCGCAGAAGTTGGGCGCTATCGTTGGTCAGTTGAACGAAGCCGACCAGCAATTCATACAACAAGCCTACGAGTTGCTGCAAAACGACTTCCTGAGAATGTGCCGCGTGTCCGTTAAGACAGATAGCCTTGTACAGGCAGATTGGGCGCTGGAAAAATCACAGCGCATGGAGCTTATGGGCTATATGGCGCAATTCCTGCCAAGCGCCATGCAACTTATGGATGCCAAACCAGAGATGGGCGAGATGATGCTGTCCTTGTTGAAGTGGGGTGTCACTGGCTATCGTGGCTCTCAAGAGGTTGAAGGGGTTATCGACTCGCGCATTACCGCTATGCAGCAAGCCATGCAACAGGCAGCACAACAGCCTCCACAGCCGCCACCACCTACACCAGAAGAGATCAAGGCACAAAGCGATCAGCAATACATGCAAATGCAAATGCAGGTGATGCAGCAAAAAGCCGCTGGCGAGCAACAGCTCAAGATGCTGGAAGGTCAGATCAAACAGCAAGAAGCCGCGATGGACATGGAGATCGAGCAGCAACGCGCTCAAATGCAAGCCGCTCTAGCACAGCAAGACCAGTACCATAAAGAGCAAATGTTCCAACTACAGCAACAAATGCTAGAACAAAAGATGCTGTTCGATGCACAAATGCAAGAACAAAAACTCTATGCCGCGCAACAAAAGGCTGAAATGGACTATGAAATGTCTACCAGAAAATCCGTCATGAACCTAGCTGTAGAAAAAGAAAAGCACGATCAAAGCCTTGCACAAAAAAGCCAAGATCATCTACAATCGCTTCTGCATAATGCTAGTACCCCCAAAGAGGGGGAATAAACCCAAATAAACGGAAGGGATAACCCCATGCCGCTGTACCAGTCCAAATGTGGGCAATGCCAAGCTGTATACCAAGAAGTGAGATCAGTTTCTCGCTATCAAGACAACCCCGTGTGTTGCGGGGAGACAACCCAAGCCTTCATCACAGAAGCCCCCATGTCATTCATGGTTGGGCGATTCGAGCCTTTCCGGTCTGTTGTCGATGGATCAATCATTCGCAATAAGCAAGACCTAGCCAACCACAATGCGCGTAACAATGTCGTGAGCGTGGCTGACGGATACGACACAAAAAGCCTTTCCAAGTTAGCGACCGCTAACAAACCGCCAGATACCAGCAAAGCCGATGCAATAGATTTAGCAAAGGACATTTACGAAGCCACCAAGCAAGTTGAATCTGGCTATAAGCCAACCATAGGGGTATACACCGATGACTGACCAACTGAAAGAAGAAGAAAACAGCACGATGGATGATATTCGTGAGTCGCTTATCGAGTCCACGGAGCCGCCACCAGAGCCAGAAGCGCCACAGGAAAAACTAACTGACCCAAACACAGACCCGACCGCCAATGTAGAGACAGGTGCATGGGGCGATGACCGCGCCCCTTCTAGCTGGTCGCCAAAAGTGCGAGAGAGTTGGGCTGCTTTGCCAGAGGATGTGCGCCGCGAGATTGTGCGCCGCGAAGAGGCTTCTGTGAACGGCGTTCGTAAACTGCAAGAAAAACTAGCTCCTGCCGAGCGATTCATGCAATCAATGAGCGGCGTGTTCGACCATGCGAGAAACAACCTCAAAACCGACCCTGAGCAATACATCGCCACGATAATGAGCGCCCACACGCGCATGTCACAAGTGGACACCAAAGAACGGTTCAATATGCTAATGAACTTGGCGGATGTGTACCAAATACCGCTCAGAGACATTATCAACCAGTCCGTAGGCGAGGAAGTGTTGCGCCGCCCGCAACGCCAGCAAGAACAACAGCAGTATGCACAACTGCCCCCTGATGTGATGCAAGAAATACAGACCATGCGCCAATACCGTGAAGGCATGGAGATTCAGGCTGTTGCCGATAGCGTCAATTCCTTCGGAGCCGATAAGGAGTTTTTCGAGGATGTTCGCTTCCAGATGGGAGAGTTAATCGAATCGGGGCAGGCTAAAGATATGCAGGAAGCCTACGACATGGCTATCTGGCTAGACCCTGAAGTCAGGGATGTGATAATCGGCAGGGAACGCGCCGACGATGCCCAACAAGCCATTGCCCACCGCCAAGCGGCAGCAGCGAGAGTGAATGTTGGAGGAAGGCAACATGCCAGCCCTGTCAGAGTTGCTGATGACGATGATGGCGATGATATTTCTGACGCTATCCGTAGCGCGTTCAGACAGGTAACACAAAGGCGCGTTTAGGGTATTGACATAACAAAAAAGCCGTTTTAGGATTGCCGCAGGCATGGGAAAACCCCGAAGCCTACGGATGATAACCTCCAAAGAAGAAGTGAACACTAACTTAATCTAATGACCTTTGGAGGTTACTATGGCATTCGCTAATGCTTCGGTAAGTGATATTCTCGCTACCACAATCGAAAAACGCAGCCGCAAAATTGCGGACAATGTCACCAAAAACAACGCGCTTTTGATGCGCTTGAAGCAAAAAGGTCGCGCTCGCCCGTTCTCTGGTGGTCGCTTGATCTATGAAGAGCTTTCTTTCGCGCAAAACGGTAACGCTGGCTACTACAGCGGCTACGACTTGCTGCCAACTGCCGCACAGGATGTTATTTCTGCAGCGCAGTATGATATTAAGCAAGCTGCTTGCCCTGTTGTTGTGTCTGGCTTGGAGTTGCTGCAAAACAGCGGCGCAGAGCAAATGATCGACTTGCTGGCAGCTCGTATTGATGTGGCTGAAAGCACGATGCAAAACTTGATCGCCAACGGTATTTATTCCGATGGTACAGGCTATGCTGGCAAACAGATTGTTGGCTTGGATTCGGCTGTATCCAGCGCTCCTACGACTGGAACCTATGGTGGCATTGATCGTGCTACATGGACTTTCTGGCGTAACCAAGTCGCTACCAATACCTTGGCGAATGTCGATGTAGCCATGAATGAAGTCTGGGCAAAATTGGTGCGCGGTGCAGACCGTCCTGATTTGATCGTGTGCGATGGTGCGTTCTGGAACGCCTATATCTCCAAGCTGCAAGCGCAACAGCGATTTGCTTCTGCGAGTGATACGGCTGGATTGGGCTTCCCATCCATCAAGTTCATGGATGCTGATGTGGTGCTGGATGGCGGTATCGGCGGCAATGCGCCTCTGAATACAGCGTACTTCCTGAACACCAAGTACCTGCACTATCGCCCGCACAGCGACCGTAACTTTGTGAGCTTGTCGCCAGAGAAGCGTTACTCTATCAACCAAGACTCTGAGGTTCAGATTTTGGCTTGGGCGGGTGCGTTGACCTGTTCTGGGGCGCAGTTCCAAGGTCGAGTAACTCTGTCCTAATCGACAGCGTGACAAAACAGGGGTGGCGGGGATTCCAAAGCCCCTGATTTCTTTGTGAGGTTCTTATGCCAGCAATTCCAATAGACCAAAATGCAGTAAATCAGTTTCTTGATGGTCAATTAAAAAACTTTAACGACCAGAATCCTTCTGTTTCTGCTGCTGCTGCTGGGTATTTAAGTTACAGAGTCCCGCCCTCAGTGTTGGGCAGTTTCTCTGCGGGGTTGGGTGACATTACGGTAAACGACATAGGCGTTGATTCGTACACCATTATCCCATTTGTCGTCAACTGTGTCACTGGCTTCTTACCTATCTCAGTGGGGTCATTTTCCTATTTTCAGGACGAGTGGATTGGTAAGATTAAAGTTTTTTCTACAGGTATCTTCTCGGTTAGAGGGCAGCTACTTGTCAGCGGATTAGATGCTGGCGACGAGATCACCATTGCTTCGCAGATGAATGGTGAGGCTATCACACAGAGCAAACTTGGCGGGGATAATGTATTCATATCCCCTGCCAGTGGTGATGTGGTGGTACCATTAAATATGTGTTTTTATGTCGGGAATGCCCCGTCATTTCAAGAACAAACCGAGCAGCCCAAAGTGCCAACGAATTGGGATTTTTCACTGGCGGTTAAGTCTCCCGATGTTACTTCCATTACCGTCAAACACGCGGTAGTGATTATTCGACAAGAAATGTGAGGTCGTTATGCCATCATTAAATATGCCAAATAAAGCCGACCCTGTTGCGCCTATCCCA